GTGATTGTCTCTCCATCTATAAACTTACCCGTGGAACCAGAACCAACTTCCGTAACAATCAGAGTGCCATCTTCGTTCAGAAGATTGGTCGCAGTATTGATTTCCAAAAGGATGTTATCAATATTGACTGTTAACTGGAGTTCACCAGCTTCAAGAAACTGATAATACGATTTTAGAAACTGGGAAAACTTCGGATGATCTTCAGCAATGAAGTCGGGCAGCTGCCCGTCAATCTGGGTGCTGAGTTTATTTTCTAACGCTGGGGTCCAAGACATGTCAAAGGGGGGCATGATTAATAACTCGAAGGCGCAACATAAGATGAGGTTGTGGTATATGTCCCAGCACTAGAACCAGAAACAGCGATGGTATCTTGACTCCCTATAATAGTCGTGTTAAGAGTGTCTATCTCAAGTATTTGATTCCTCTTACCAGCAATATCAGTCGAACTTGGAGTTGTGGTCATTCTTATAGCCGTTGATGTACTGCCATCAACATTAGACACTGACGTGATATAAACTGGATTTGCTGATACTAATCCCGTTGCATAATTCACCGAGCCAGCAACTACACTATAATAAGTTCTAATACCAACAACCAAATAGTAAATACGAAGGTTACCATCACCATCATCATCAAAGAACATTTCATTTGTGTTGCCACTTATATAAAAACCTGTTGATGCTATAACACCGCCGCCCGATGCATTGTGGCCTGAGTGTGGATTGTATAGTGGGTTTCCAAAATTAAATGTGAAGGAATAAGACCCCGCCGTATTTGGGGTGTATAGAGAAGACAGGGCTACGGTAACGATGTTACTTAATATCGCAGAATCAGTGGCATCAACCAACCCTGTAAATTGAGAATGTCTAAACACAGAGTTGAACACCTTTAGATAGTTGGCGTTATAATTTGTGATAGTAGAACTTACAAGACTCTCAAGTGCTTCCCCGCTACTTGTCGTAGCATTGGAGTCATATTTGAAATTGACAGTGAGTATTAGGTTTAGTGACTCTGAGTCTACAACCACAGGAGAAATTGACGCAACAGTATATGGGGCTAAGTCCGTGACCAATTGTGCCTTTTGAATTTCATTCAAATTTAGGCCAGTTGTCGATTTCACACTAATGAAAACTTTACCATATTCTGCAATTTCTGACACACCAGTAACTGAATTATATGAACCATTCTCTCCACCCCAAACAGAAATCGCTTGAGTGTTAGGAAAGAGTTGTTTGACATATGTTTTATAATCTTCTGATGTAACGCATCTACCCTGTGACGCATAGTCTAGGGGAGCGTTATACTTAATCGACTGAATTGTTTCTGGTTCAGAACCACCAGCAGAAGAAGACACCGTTGTCACATTGACACTATTAACAGTGTCAATTGCAGCAGAATTGGTAAATGTGGAAGCGCCATTGGCAACACCTTTGTTTGTGACAACGTAGTTTAATATGATAATATTTCCGTCTTCTACAGCATTACCCAAAATGTCATCACCAAAATATATCTCAAACTTTCCATCCTCAACTTCTTGCAGGAAATAAACCTTTGAAGTTGAAGTCAGAGCAGCGATATCTGTTGCCAAAGTATATGTCGCGGTGATACTATCTGTCGAAGAATTTTGAACCTTGACTGTAAGAGTTGTCGTATCTGCACGGGCATCGTTGATAAGGAATCTCTGCTCAACATTCTGGGTATCCGTTGTGTACCTAGTTGAAACATAACTTCCTTCATATACACTTAAACTATTAAATGGAATCACAGAGCCGATATTTGCAACAGTTACATCTTGTACAGTGACAAATTGATAAGACGAATCACCAACGCTGGCAGTGAAGACTGTACCCGCTGGCATTGTTGCACTTGTAATGGTTGTGTTTAAATAAACATTCAGGACCGCCTTGGATGCTCTAGCAGAGCGAGTGGAGTAACCCAAGGTTTTGGCGTGAGAGACAACACTTGATCGTAACTGTGAAGAATCAAGGAACATCTCATTTGCAAGCATGTTTGCGTTGAAACCAAGATAGTGAGTGTTGTATGCAAGCACATCCAGAAGAGCACTCAGACCAGAACCTTCGAAGTCATAGTCCTTAAACTCAGTTTGGTTTCGCATAAAAACTTTTAGGTTATCCTTTACCTCATCAAAGTCAAATTCTGTTACACTGAGTCTTTTTGCCGTTGCTGCCATTATCGTATTCTCTCTAATAGAACTTCCATAGTGACAAGTTCTGTGGGTGCGTTAACAACATAAAACTCAATGGTAACTTCATATGCGTTGTTATCTAGATTAGGAATAGCCCTCACTCCAACAAGTCGAGCTCTGGGTTCAAAATTTTCAATCACCTCTTCAATTTTCATCGTTAGAACATATGCCGTGATTGGAGTCATAAGTTCAAACAGAACGCCTCTTACACCAGAACCAATCTCTGGATGAAAGGGCTTCTCGTAGGGGTTGGTTAGTATCAGGTTTCTTACAGACCTCTTGACTGCTGTAACGTCAATAACTTTAGTGATATCCTTTGAACCAGTTTTCGGGCCGAAGAATAAATCTATGTCAGAATATATCTGTGCAGCACGATCAGCGCCGGTGTGCGTACCATCATAATATGCGTCCTTGCTGGCCATATGTATTCCTCTTTAATAGTATTTATACACTCTCTGATGTATTTTATTTCATCATAGAAGATTTATCAGACTTCCAATATGTGTTTGTATTTATGTTTTGATAATACCACTAGCAGTCAAGGCAGCAGTTGTAACTGCACCAGCAATAACACCCGTTCCACTAACATCCAGATTACCATTGATGTCAATCAAGTATGTTTTTACGTCAGCATCATAGTTGATATTATTCTTATGAATAAATCCTATACCAGCTGGTGCAACATTATTATTTGTGCCAGGAAATAAGACTTTTAATATATTTCCAGAATTATCTGATATTGTTTTTGCAGCTGATTCCGCTGCGACCTTTAGTGCGCCAACATCCTTTGTCGGTGGAGTGGAAGTAACGGCATAAGCTGTTATCTTTTTCTTTACATCCTCAACCTTTGCTTCGACATCTGGGTTTTGCCACACCTTAGATGATGCCTCTGTTACTGCCTTTGCCGCGGCCTGTTTTACTGCGGCAGGTTTTTCAATTGCCGCAACCAAACTCCCCGATACCTTTTCAAGATTTGGAGCAATCGCACATACATTGCCTCCACCCAGTATTGCAGCAGCTGCATCTGTAACAAGACTTTCTAGTTCCAGTCCTTTGGTAATTAAATCACTTCCAAACTCTGATTTTATTTTTGCAAGAGCCGAAATATAAGATAGACTACCGGGAACCTGAGACAAAAGACTTGTTATCTCTGCTTGCAAGTTTAGTTTTGGTAGAGTTGGTATCTCAATTGATTGAAGTTTATTCTTCAGTCCAGCAAGTTCATTTTGTGCTTCTCCAAAAGCAGCTGCAGCAGTAGAAGCGGCTTCATCAAGTTTTGCCGTTGCATCTGCCTTTGCATCACTAAGTTTGCTCAGAACATCATTTAGTTCTAGACTAGCACCACATAAATTTGGAACTGAAAAATCAACCATTCTAATCTCCTACCGAAACTGTGCTGGAACCACTTGCAGCATGACCACACGTTGCAAGGTCACCAGCATTACATACCGCAATACCACCAATGAAAACGCTATCAGAACCAGCAATCATAGTCGGTCCGGCATGTAATCCATCACCATGAGGAGTAACATTATCCCCATGCACAATTACATTTTTACCATTTGCAAACACGGTTGATTGGGATTTAATCAATGCTCCCCCAGCGGCATCGTCTGCATCTCTACATATACCCGGCATCGTTATCTCCTATGGGTTAATCTTAACAGAATTAGTTGCCGTTGGTGTATTAGTTTTTCCATCAGGTTTAGCACCACCAGACCTTATCGTGTGTACTGTTTTCGCTGATGAATCCAAAGTTCCTTCAGCAAAGATTGTCATTGCAGCACCAGACTTTATGTTCAGTGTGTCACCAGACTTCAGAGACATAATCCCCGATATGGTTGACTGCGATATATTAGTCTTTGCAATCACGGTATAATTAGAGTTGGTTGATATGAAAACACCATCACCCCCCTCGTTTGAACCCATCGTCTTGCCCGTGACATCTAAATCATATCCGCCACCCACAATTTGAATTTTAGATTTCTCAAAGGTGACAACCGAATCACCACCAACTCTGCCCTTGATATCATCGTTGATATTGAACGCATGATTGCCGATAATCTCTTCTTCACGATTACCGCCCGGACCTCTTGGGTGTGCATCGTTTGCAGCACCTACCTTGACACGATGGTTCTTATGAATCTTCTGAACGAAGTCTCCTTCTATCTCCTGTATGTAGTCACCCTTGATGAGCTCTCTTACTGAACCCTCAACTGTGATGTTCTGCGAACCCTTGATAACGATGTTCTCGCTACCAATCACAATCTCGTAGTTACTTCCTATGATCTTGGTGACAACAGAGCCGTCTGGGTGAATCTCCTCAAAGGTTCCTGCCATGTGCTGACGAAACA